GGACCCGTCGGACCGATCGTTCCGGTCGCGCCGGTCGGCCCTGACGGACCCGCCACACCGGGACCGGTCGGGCCAGTGAGACCTTGAGTGCCAGCAGCTCCGGTGCGCCCTGTCGCGCCGGTGGCGCCGGTCGGACCCGTGTTGCCAGTCGGACCAGTCGGACCACCCGAAGGACCGGTCGCGCCCGTCGCGCCGATACCGGTCGGACCGGTGCCGAGCGGACCCGTGTATCCCGTGAAGCCGGTCGGACCCGCCGGACCGAAATCGCCGGTCGGACCGGTCACGCCGAGCGGACCCGCGACGCCGGTCGGTCCCGTCTCGCCGAGGCCGGTCGCGCCGGTCCAGCCAATCGGGCCGGTGTTTCCAGTCGGGCCGAGACTGCCGGATGGACCGGTCGGGCCGCCGAGCGGGCCAGTCGGACCAGTGCGCCCGGTCGGTCCCGCAATGCCGGTGAAGCCGGTCGGGCCAACCCCACCGGTGAAGCCGGTCGGCCCCGGCGGTCCCGGTGCCTTGAGCGGCGTCTGCACGAAGTAGATCGTCTTGACCGGCATCGCGCACCTCAACTGTACGGCGCCGCGGGCGGCGTGAAGTTCGCGGTCCAGCGCGCGACGTTAGAAATCCGAACCTCGTCGAACTGGATGGTTTGTCCCGCGCCGACGGCACCGTCTCCGATGCTCACAGCGAAAGCGTTCGATTTGATCGAGGCGCTGGATGTTCCGGTGCCGAAGGACGTGCCATTCAAGTAGCACGCGAATGCGTTCCCATGGCGGACGAACGCGACATGGTTCCAGGTGTTGGCAACGAGCGCCGCAGATGTCCCGAGCGGCGAGAACATATCCCAACTGCTGGTCGACGCACTGTTCACGTAGAACGAGATCGTGTTGTCCGGCATGTAGGCAACCCAACCATCGTTCACGCCATTTACGCTGCCACCTTTGCTGAGCGAATAAAAATTCGGCGAACCCGTGATCGTCCCTCCGACCTTGATCCAATAGTCGACCGTAAAATCGCCCGAGCCGAAGTTGAATGCACTGTTTGAAACGGTAGCGTTCGAGCCACTCGGCAAGTTCATCGCCCCGGTCCCGAACTTCGGGCTCGATGTGCTGACCGAAGTTGAACCGCTGGGCGTGACGCTATTGGCTGATGCCGAGCTGTCGGGGAACGACGTCGAGCCGTTCGTCCCGTCCATGTGCAACAGCAGAATGGTGTTGGCATCGTTCCCGCCGCTTGGAGGGATCGAGTCCGCCAACATCTGCTGGTACACACCGATCGGCATCAGGTCAGCCCCGTGCCGTTGATGATCCACTCGGTCGTCGCGATCTTGAGCGCGGTCGCGATCCCATCCGCCGCGAGCGTACGGTTGCCGGTCGTGCCGGCGCCCGCGAGCCGCATCGTGTCCGAGGTGATCGCGAGCGTGATCACACCCGCGCCGTGCTGGTTGACGAACGTAATGGCCGCGCCGATCGGATAGGCGACGTTCGCATTCGAGTCGATCGTCCAGGTGCGCGCGGTCGTGTCGGCCGACGGATGGAAGATGTGCTTGCCGTCATCCGAGAGCACCGTCGTGTAGGCCGCGCTCTTGGAGTTCTGCACCACGTCGATGAAGGGGCCGGTGTTGCCGGTCGGGCCGGTCGGCCCAGTTGGCCCGGTCATTCCAGTCGGACCCGTCGGCCCGGTGAAACCCGTCGGCCCGGTCATGCCGGTGGGGCCAGTAGCGCCGACATTGCCCTGGATGCCGGCGTCGCCGACTTGGCTTGCAATCAGGATGATCACATCGCCGTTCGAGAACGGCATGGTCGGCGACGACGTGCCGCCTTGCGACACGTAGCCGGTCGACATGATGAGCGTGTGGTAGTTCGTGTTGGTCGAGAAGCCCGAGCCCTTGTAATAGAGCCAGTGCGACGGATCGTTCGCCTTCACAAACCGGTTCTGCGTCTTGGTCGCGCTGCCGCTGTCGGCAAACGTCGCGAGGATCGCACCGACAGCGTTGCCGTTGGCATCGGTGTCGCTCGCGAACGCATCGACGATCGCATTCGACGACGTGCTGCTGAACCTGATCTTGCCCGAGCCCGGATCGGAGTTCGTCGTGCTGTTGCCATCATAGATGTACGGGATCGCGATGGCGCCGCCATACGGACCGGTCGGCCCCGTGTTCCCGGTAGGACCTGTGACGCCGGTCGCGCCGGTTGGACCGGTGCCGAGCGGCCCGGTCGGGCCGGTGCCGCCGAGCACGCCATTGATGCCGGTCGGACCAGTGTTGCCGGTCGGACCAGTGTTGCCGGTGACGCCGGTCGGACCCGTCGGACCTGTACCCAGCGGACCCGTGAAGCCGGTCGGACCGGTCGGACCCGTGAAGCCGGTCGGCCCCATCTCACCGATGGCGATCGTCGACTGAATTTGCGAAGCGTGCGTCGACCCCTCGAAATAGGTCGTCATCGTGAAGCTGGTCGCGCCCGACACGCGCGCTCCGTAGAGCTTCATCACGACGCGGTCGGTGAGGTTCATGTTGCCGCCGGCCGCCCACGTCGAGAGCCACGACAGCAGCGTGGTGACGCCCGCGCCAAACTGGAAGTTCGGCGAAAATTCGTCGTGCACCAGCGTCTCGGTGCCGCCGGCCGTGCGGACATAAGTCTGGAGGTGGAGGCGCGCGACCGCATTACCGCTCGAATTTGCCACCCAGATATTCCGGTACGACGTCCCGGGCGGGTAGCTCGTGACGCTCGGACTGCCGGGCTCGGTCACGAACGTGGCGATGAGAACATCGCTGGTGCCAGAAAGCGTGATGTTGATCGTGCTCTCGGCGTTGGTGCTCGGCTGATCGAGCGCCTTCTTGTAGGTGCTGATGTCGGAGCTGTCGGTCGCGTCGAGATAAAAGAGGCGCCCGGCGCTGAGACCGGTGTCGCCGGTCGGGCCGGTCGGCCCCGTCGGACCAGTGCCGAGCGGACCGGTGTTGCCGGTGTAGCCGGTCGGACCAGTCGGGCCGATCTGCCCGGTCGGGCCGACCGATCCGGTCGGGCCGGTGCCGAGCGGACCGATGGCTCCGGTGACGCCGCTCGGACCGGTCGGGCCGACAATTCCCTGCGCGCCCTGCTGGCCGGTCGGACCCTGAATGCCGCTCGGACCAGTGACACCCGGAGCGCCGTCCACGCCCTGCGCACCGGTCGGTCCCGCGCTTCCTCTGAGATTTGCCTGGAGCACCCAGACGCTGAGCTGCTTCTGGTAGAGATCGTCGGTCAGCGTGTCGATGTAGATGTCCTGATCGTTGCCGAGTGCCGGGTTCGGCACACCGGCGCCGGTCAGGATCGCGCCAGACGTGAGAATGAATCCCGCCGGCCCGGTGACGCCGGCAGGGCCTTGCGGACCGGTCGGCCCGAGGTTGCCTTGCACGCCTGCGGGTCCCTGCACGCCGGCCGGACCTTGCGGGCCGGTCAATCCGCCGCCCGGTCCAACCGGGCCGGTCGGTCCGCCGATGACGCGCACCGGCTGCGTTGCGACCGTCGACTTGCCGCCGCCACTCGGAACCGAGACTTGGCTGACGGGCATGGCTCAGTCCTCGATGGTCACGCCCTGATAGACGACCAGCTCGCCGTACTGGAGCATCTGCCGCTCGCCGGTGATGTCGTCGACCATGATCAGGTCGTAGACGTACGGATCGAGTTCGGGGCTCGCGAGTTCGTTCACCGGCAGCGAGGCGCGAATGCGGATGTCGTCCACCTCCATGTGCAGGATGCGCAGCACCGTGTCGTCGACGACGATGTCGCCGTTGGTGCTGGAGAGCGACAGCAGCGGCGACGTCGACGTGCTGTTTTGCTTGATGTCGAGCAGGAACGACTTGCCGGTGAACGACCACGTCGTGTCATCCGGCTCGCCATACTGAAACGCATCGGTCCACCACACGTTATTGAACAGGTAGAGATCGACGCGTGCGATGGTGCTGACGAAGCTCGGGTTCAGCATCTTAAAACCCCAGCGGGTTGCCCACAGACACGCCGCCGCGCTGACCACGCACGCGCCAGCCTTGCGGATACATCCAGGCGTTCGTGCCGTACGTGTTCGCTCGCAGCACCATGCCGCGGACGAGCGAGCAGTCGCGCTCATAGAAGCGCTGGTGAAACGTGCCGAGCTTGTCGTCGGTGTAGGACTTCGACGGCGTGAGCATCATCTTGCCCATCAGCCCGTGCATGATGGTCGGCATCCAGCGCTGCCAAATCCAGTCGGGAAGCTCGGGGAAGCCGTTCTCGTCGGTGTCGATGACCACCGACTTGGTGAAGCACGCGGCGGCATCGAACGCGGTGTTCGGCATGTCGCGAAGCCGCACCGTGACCGGGTCCATGATCGGCATGTCCGCCGGCTGCAGGATGTTGTTCGTGTCGACCACGTACTGGAGCCGGATGATCTGCCCCGGCGGGTCCTCCTGCAGCGTGAACGTGTACTCGTTGATGCCGGCCGCAGTGGTGAAGGCGATCCGCTCCTGCCACAGCGAAGTGAACTCGAAAAAGTGCTGGAGCACGTCATAGAGCGCGATCTTGATGCCGCTATCCGACGCGCCGACGACCTCGATGCGCGCGTTGATCATGAACAGGCGCTGATATTTCTGTTCGGTGTAGGGCGAGACCATCACGCACCTCTCTGCGGCATCGGCGCCCGTACGGGATTTCCGACCAGCATGGTGTTGGCGGCGGCGGCGAACTGCATCGCTCGCGCGTCCTGGATGTCCTCCTGGTCGCGCAGCAGTGCGTGCGCGCACATCTGGTAGAGCAGCGCCTGCCGGAAGCGGTCCTCCAGCGGCACGCCGACTTCCTGATCGCCAGCGTCGAATTGTGGGGTGTCGCGATAGAACGCGAACAAGTCCTCGCGCAGCCGCCGCGTCTCGTACATTGCGAGATTGAGCGCGACCACGAGGCTGTCGTCGTCGTAGCGGTACGGCGGCACGATGTCCTGCAACAGCGTGCGTGCGTCCGCGAGATAGTCAGACACGGTGGCGAGAGCCATGGCGTCACCTCATCAGAGGCGAACGGGGAGCGCCGGGATGGACCTCCCCGTTGCTTGGCAATGAGCCCCTGGCTCCCGTCAGGTGCCGATCGCCACCTGGGCCTGCGCGAGCGCCTTGCCGTCGACGACCTGATAGCCGTAGACCTGGAGACCGCGCAGAATCTGGCCGAAGGTGAGTTCGGACCGCAGCGTCTCGACCTTGCTGATCTGCGACGCGAA